CATTCCAGCCCAATATTGTTATTGGTGTCGGACAGTACAGCATACACCGCCTTGCTGATAGCCACAAACGGAACCTTGTAGATCATATGATTCCCCCACCTCCGTTGACAGCCGTCGCGGTGATCTGGATATAAAAAGGACTACTCTCATCAATCAGCGTCAGTTCGTTGATTAAATAAGTGTAGCCCTTATATTCCAGTCGCCAGCTTGTATCAATTCCAGGACACAGGCTCCGGATATCCCGCACAACAAAATACCGGGTGTCGCTGGTCACATAGTCGCCGATGAACTGCTGCCGAGTCTGGCTTTTCTGCTCGATCATCGCAAACAGTGTCAACGCGGTTTCGTATGTCGTGGCAGCAATGCCACCCAGCTCGTCACGCACCGGAGCAGATGGGCGCAACAGCGTTATTCTGTTTGTAAACCTTCCGGGATTCCTGTGAAACATGATTTAACCTCTTATGCGCTGATGGTAATTTTGGCGAATGCGCCAGCGTAGGTGTTGATGTCGGCGAAGCGAGCGATGATGCGAACCAGCACGCTGTTTTTCGCAAAGCCGGCTTCTTCGCTGGACATAATTTCCAGACCGGGGTTTTCAACATGGTAGATGGCAGAGAAATCACCAACTACGATGGTGTCGTTAGCCAGGTCTTTTGCTTCGCAAACAATAACCTGTGCGCCTTCAATCATCGGAATGGTAGCGTTGTTGGCATCGCGAGCCAGCAGGTAACGCTGGTCACCATCTTTTGCCAGAGCCAGTTTTGCGTAGGTTGCCTGGTTCATAACAACATGAGCTTTACCAGCGGAAGCCAGAGGCAGACCGATAACAGCTTCTTTTACTTTGTCGATGGCGGCAGCTGCGGTAGCAGCATTGATAGCGGTCAGGCCGGTGGTGGCAGCGGACAGTACAGCGCCGTTTACAGTGTTCATGTAAACTTTGTTGAACAGTTTGCCAACAACAGCCAGCACGTCGCTGTTAGCATCCCACAGCAGTTCGCGGGATACCGGAACGATAGCGCCTTTGCTTGCCAGGGTGAACGGTACGGAAGCAAATGCGGCCTTTTTCTCCACGATCGAGTTATTTTCATCAAAAGCGGTCAGCACCATGGTCTGGCCATAGTCGATGGTCGGTACGGAACCGGTACGGCTGGAAACAGGAATAACGGTGCAAATGCTGCGCAGGTCAGCAGCTACGCCATTGTTTTCTGCCAGGCCCAACAGTTCGGACGGAACCAGGGCACCGCCGTCAGCGGTTACAGCGCCGTTGTTGCCGGCAGCAGTGTCAAAATACTTTGCAGTCAGTTCATCTTTGGTGCCACGCAGGAAGGATTTCAGAGCGGCTTTCATTTCCATTTTGTCCATAGTTTTTTCTCCTTTAACATTAACTTTTTTAGCGGAGTCTTCCGCAGATTTAACCGATTTGTATTCATCCATGAGTGCCTGAAGCCGTTCGTGCTCGTCAGCCGTAACTTCAAGCTGGTTACTGATTTTGTTATTGATATGAGCAGTCAATTCGTCAATCTCCTGCCTGATCTCCATGCTTTTTAGCATGTTGGATCCCTCCTTGTGTTAAAATCTCACGCCATGCTTTCTGGACATCCTCTTCAATTTCACCAACTTTTGCGCGACTCTTCCGATAGGCCGTCAGCTTTTTGTATGACGGCGGTTTTTTGACAGGCCCGCGCATTGCCGGCATTGCACAATTGATGATGAATAAATCTTCCAGATGCTCATGGCGCCGGATATAGCCATCAAACATGGCATCTATCTCCATGACCGTATAATTACCAAACTGCTCCGGAGTCAAATGCAATTCGCCCAGAGCAATTTCCTCCAGCTCTTCAATCAGGGCTGTTGTGGTCTTGAAAACTTTCCCAGGTCTTACGCTTCCGCTGCCTGCTCTTTTTTTCTTTGCCCCAGTACACCGCTCTTTTCCAACGCCTGCAATGCCGCCCGGAACAATTCAATCATCGGATGGTCTTCCAGGGCTTTCAGGTAAAGTTCATCAACCTGATCTTCCGTCATACCCGGGTTGCCACCCAGTAACGCATATTTAAAAATTGTGTAAATGTCACCCATCCCCGGAGGAACATCATTGGCAGCGTTCCCGATCAGAAGCAGGAAGTTCTTGGAAGATAACTGTCGTTCTGCTTCCCATACATACCTGAGCGGGTAGCACAGCTTGTATGTTTTACCATCAATCTGAAAATCCACCGTCTTGTCAAATACCATCGTTACTATTCTCCTTCCCTTTTCCGCCTTCATTGGCCGGGCTGTCTCCCAACGCACCCGTTCCACCCCGCTGGCTTAATTTATCAGCTGCAGGATCATCCGATTTCGGGTACTGTAAAGACATCCGTGCTTCATTCGGCGTTAATATCCCGGCGCCAGTATAAGTTGCCAGCACCGATGATTTACTCTGTGCATCCAGGCGATCAAACACATCGCTTGCATCATCGAAGCGATATCCTTTGTTCATCTGGCGCTCTGTCAGCAGCTTCGTGGTCAGTTCATTGGAATACTGCCGGACGATTGGAGCAATGGTGCCGTTATAGAACTGCTGCAGCTGGTTCGTTGAGAATGTTGCCATTCCTGCACCACCGCCAATGTTCAGCATTACCAACGGAATACCAAAGAAGGCGCTGATAGCCTGAGCATTTGTTGATTTTAAAGCATCGTAATAAGCTTTGATATCATTAGCAATATTCTGTGCAGACATTCCTGCCGGCAGCGGGAAGATTTTATTTTCCGAGTTCGCCAGCAGTTCTTTTATCTGGGCCTGTAGTTGCTTCTGCTTGGAAACACTTAAATCGGAAGTATAGCTCAGCAGTATAGTTCCTGCGAATCCATTCTTAACACTGGAGCGCAATGCACTTTCCACATCTGCATTACTCTGAAGCGTTTCCCGTAATACCGCAATGGCTTTCCTGCCAATAATGCCGTTATTAGAGAATGCTTTGACGTGGAGAATCTCTTCCGGAAGAAACGTGTATTTCTTTTGCGTTAGTTCATCCGTGTATTCATAGATGATTTTCCGCGCACCATCTAAAATATTGGCGTTGTCCCAGTAAACAGTCATGCGCTGCGCATCCAACGGAATCAGCCCAGCCAGCTGACTGGCTTTATCCCAGTGGATATAGGCGTATGCATTACCATAAGCCAGACGCTGAATTTCCATGTTTCGCCAGAAATCGTAAGCATTGATACCGGGATACGGTTCCAGGTTCAGTACCTTCTGGAACATTGCCATGGTGTTTTCCACTTCCCGGTTATCGGAGCCGTATAACCCCCATTGCATCTGTGCCACGTTCTTAGCCAGGATTTCCATGCAAGTCAGAAATACCAGATCGCCGTTAGCATCAACCACTACCCGGGAACCGTTCCACACAGGATATATTGTTGTATCTTGCGTCTCATATGCGCTGCCCCTGAAATAGTTCTTGATTTTGTCGAACATAGGCATCACCCCAACCGGGACGCTTCATCCAGCAGAGCTTTCAGCCCTTCCGGAACAACGTATTCCGCTTTCTTTTCCAGTTCTTCCTCTTCCGGATCCGTTTCATCCGGAGCGGGTTCTTCTTCTGGTTCTTCTTCTGGCGTCTCTTCCGGATCCGCTTCAGGTTCTTCCTGCGGTTTTTCCTCTTCCGGCTTTTCTTCTTCCTTATTCAGCATAGCCACCATTTTGACCAGCTTTGCCAAAGAAGCACAGGCCGCCAGTTCATGCTTTTCTTCCTTTTCCACCAATTCGACAATATCGAACAGCTCAGCAGCATCCTCGCCAGTCAGCCACACATCACCCTTATCCATCTGATCGCCGATGGAATTATCATAGCAGTGCTCAGCCACGATATTATGAATAATGGTATCAATGGCAGCCATCGCATCAATTTCCTGTTGCAGCTCTTCTTTGTTTCCTGCTGTAAACGTCCAGCAATTATGGAGCATCAGCAGACTGTTTTTATCAATCTGGACTGCATCACATGCCAGCGCGATTACGGCTGCAATACTGGCAGCCATTACCTCAATCTTTGCTGTCACCTTATGCTTGCAGTCCTGAATGGCGTGTATCATCTGCAAACCCTGAAATACATTGCCGCCAGGGCTGTTAATAACCAGCTCTACATCTTCCACGGCATTAGCAAGGGCCGCACACTGTTCCTGCAAATCCCATACCTCGCCGGTAATATTAATTTTCATTTTCATTTTCCTCCGTCGTATACATTTGCAGTTGCGTTAACATTGCTCTTGCCGTGTAATTCAAGTTGCTATCCCGGTCTGTCAGCATCCCTTCCCGCTGGTCATACATGGGCGGGCACCATTGTGTCTTTACCCACATATCCGCTTTTCGGGAGAACACTACATCCCCGGAATATAACTCCGCAAACCCATCAATAGCATCTGCCAGATAGTCATACCCTGACTGAATTATGTCGGCGATGAAATTATCGTCGTCAGAATAATCAATTCGCAGATACTCTTTTACATCACTTGCCTGGATCATTTCATCACCTCACTTCAACATGTCCAGCCAGTCGTCTACCAGCTCATCGCCGGAAGGCCCGCGTTTATTAAAATCTATATACGCCGCAATAAATCCGGTAAGCATAGCATCCACCGGATCAATGCGGATATTACTATCAGCTCTCAAACTTACTTTTTCTATGGAATAATAGCCGGTGTTATTTCGCACCAGCAGGCTGTTAGTGATTGCCTTCTCTAAAATATCCTCATGGTCAGTCTGATATGCTATCATTCCATCCTTCCAGTGCTGACTTAGTGCTTCAATGTACTGGCTCAGTGCTTTAGGGCTCTGGTTCTGCAAAATAAATGTATCGCAAATATTTGCCAGGGAATCCTGAATGCCTGCCACGTTATACGGATCCGCGCCGATGGTCACAAAATGCAGATCATATTTTTCCTTAATCTGCAACAATTGGTCATAAATTTGTTGCGTATCAATGTTTTCGCCACCAGCTCCAGAGCACAGGAATAATTCCGTATCCAGGTAATCACGATACTGAAATTTATCCAAGGAAACATGCTGTTGCAGTTTGGCGGCCGGCATCCAGCTGAGCACATGGGTAAATAATCTATAGTGGTCAGCTGGATATCCCTGGGCCAATAGCACCTCACCAGACTCGATATCAGTAAAACCAACATAGGTTCCAAACCACACGCTGGTAAGATCCAGTGTCTGGGACAGGTCAACTCCAAGATACCAATCCTTGTAACCCATCTCGATGACGTCTTTGAATGAAACCCCGACGCCGCAGGCCTTCATCTGGTCGAACGTACACAGACTGCGGTCTTCAGCGCTATACCATGTATTACATTGTTTTGTTACCCAGCTCTGCAGCTCAAAACCTTTTGTGGCAACCGCTTCCCTGCTTTTCTGCAGGTACTTTTTACGGATATGGTCTTTAATGGTATAGCCGTCCGATTCAAACAGCAGTACCGGATTTGCTTTGCCCCATGTTTTTATACTGGTAAAATCTTTGGCTTCAATATCTGATGCATCCGGTTCCGCCAGGAACAGAAACACATTATCCGGCAGCGCATCTTCATACAGTGCCTTACGGAGCGCCAGCCATTTTTTATGGTTGTCTCCGCCAATATCAAACTGGGCTGTGGACATCGTTACCAGCAAGCTGTCTTTAAAATGCGCCTGACCGTCTTGAATGGTCTTGGTGATAATCTCATCACAGAGCATTTCCTCATCAATGACGGCCACCTTATTGGTAAAACCATCCAGTGACTTTTTGGCGCCTGCACCGGTACGAAACATCTCCAGACGATTACCGGTCGCCTTGTTTTTTGCCCAGCAAGCTGTCCGGTTTACATTGTCGAAGTTTTCCCGCAGCAGCTGGTCGTTATCCACAAATTTCACGAACTCATTAAAACAAATCGTTGCATTTTGACCTTTGCAGCTGGCTAATATAATCAATTCATTCCGGAATTTACTCATTCCCATCAGGTAATGGAGCACACCTGACAGTAAAAACGACTTGCCATTTCTGCGAGCCATATACAGATTAGCCGTATTGGTTACATAGCGCCCGTCCGAATATCGCAAGCCAAAGATTCCGCACATAATAAACTTTTGTGCCGGATACAATTGCAACCGTTTCGCCTGTCCATTTTCATCTACAAAAATCAACAAATTCAGAAATTTGAACAGCCGGCGCATACCTTTGACCGCAAATCTGTATTTCCCGCTGCCATACATCTGCAGGAACCGTTTGAAGCATCGATATTCAGACTCACCAACCAGATCCATGTCGGCGCGTTTAATCAGAGCCTTGTGGTAATCCCCGATAAACTCCCTGAGCTCCGGTGGAACCGTCAGCGTCTTAATATCGTCCTCAACAATCATCCGAACAGTCTCCTTAATTCCTGCTGGCCGTTCCGGATCCGCGCCAGCGCACCTTCCTTATCAATTAAATAGAGCCTATGAATTTCTTCATGGCTCTTCTTGGTTACCGTAATTAAATTGTCGACAGCATAGAATAACTCCGGCGCCTCATCACGTTCCTTAATATGGTGAACGTGCGGCCGGGTACATTTATGCACTTGGCCAATTCCTAACAACCAAATATCATATCCCAGATCTCGGACAATAGCATTGCGTCGGCATTTCTGCCATAGCCTGCTATGATATGCCCTGGTATGTTTGTTATTTTCCAATACTTTTCGCTGTGCTGCCTTCTGTTGCTTTGGTCTGCACACCGGACAATATTTTCCCTGGTATAAATCATGACAAATATTACACCGCTTAAAAATCGCCATCGGTCTGTGCCTCTTGCAGTAATTTGATAAACGGGTTTTCCTTGTTGCCGTCTTCTGACTTTATATCGTCAAGCTTAAGCGTTTT